AAGCAGCCATCAACCCCGGTCACTACAAAGAAATTGTGCCCGGATTTGAATACTTTGATATCATGGACCATGTGCTTAAAGGGTGGAATGGCTCTCAAGCAGCTAGTCTAGCTAATGCTTATAAATATATGTTCAGATTAGGTAAGAAAGATGCAGTACTACAAGACCTAGGTAAGGCCTTATGGTACCTTGAACGTCTTCATAAAGACATTGAAGACAATGGTAAAAGGTGATTCTACCTAGAGGATTCTCTTCTAAAAGAATAAACCGTAGTAAAATCAATCAATAGGAAGTATTATTATGAACGCAAAAGCAACAAAGAAAAACAGCACCCAAGTAGCAGTAGTCCGTGATGTGGAATTCCACTATCCTCACTTAGCTAGCCCACATGCCCCATTCGGCAATGATATTTGGGATGTCCAACTTCGGACCAACGATCAAGACACTGCAAAGCGTCTAACTGATCTAGGTGTTGGTATTAAGAAGCATGACGATGGTTACTTCTTCGGTAACGTAAAACGCCCTACCACCAACAAGGCAGGTGACGTTAACGAGGCTCCAGAAGTATTAGATGCAGCTAAATCTAAAACAGCTATCAATCCACGTAATATTGGTCACGGCTCTAAAGGCCATGTTAAGCTATTCTCTTACGAGTATAACTTCAATGGTAAAGCTGGCACTGGTGTACAGTTATTGGCTATACAGATCACCGATCTGGTAAAGTATGAGCCAAAGTCTGATAGTGATGACTTCGGTGTTGAAGGTGATGCAGTAGAAGCTGCGGAATTTTAAACTTGTGGGGTCAGCAATGGCCCCTTATTCTAAAAAGAGGAAATAGTTATGACTAGTAAAACTAAAGGTACCCAGAAGCCTTGGGAATGTGAACATTGTGGTAAGACTGGTAAAAATCGTGCTAACTACCGCAGAGATCATGGTAGTAGATGCCCTAATTACTTAATGGCAAAAGCTGGACGGGATAGATTAACCGGATTTGCTGTAGGTGTAGCCTCAGTAGTTGTATTATGGGGGCTTTCAGAATGGGCACTGTAGAACTACTAGCTGATAAAGTAGTTAACCTAGTGAAGCAATACACAAGAGGTCACCAAACCGCTGAAGATGTATTAAATTCACTAGAGCAAGTACTTATCAATGATGGATATGTTACCCCCGAAGAGCTTAACCTAGGTGGCTCCAATGAGGGCCAAGACCTTTAAGGAGGTTAAATGAAAAATATAATTGTAGACATTGAGACTGATGGGTTATTAACAGAATTAACCTCAATCTGGTGTATAGCAATCAAAGAGGTAAATGGTAGTACATTATCATTCTCAGACTATGATGACAATCTACCTAATAATGCTGAAGCTATCCCCCATATGGAAGCTGCTGATCGTATCATAGGTCATAACTTCATAAGGTTTGATGGTCCTGCTATCACAAAGATACTAGGTTATACCATACCCTGTGAAAAGATCTATGATACGTTAATCATGTCACGCTTAAATCAGTTCAACAGAATAGGTAAACATAGTATGAAGTCTTGGGGTGAGAATCTGAACTTCCCCAAAGGTGATTATAATGACTGGTCTGAATACAGTCCTGAAATGATGGAGTATTGTATACAGGATGTCACTGTAAACGAAGCTATCTATCATAGAATAGTCAAGGAAGCTGATATTATCCTAAGTAATACTTCAGGTAAATATCAACAAGCTATTGATATTGAGCATAAAATGTCTCACTATACAGCCATGCAATGTGCTAACGGCTGGGAGTTTGACCAAGAAGGTAAGTTAAATTTAATGAAATTAATTCAAGATGAATTAACCCACATTGAAGAAACTGTAGAACCCCTCCTTGGCTCAATAACAATAATGATTGATAAGGAACCTAAATCACCTAAGTATAAGAAGAATGGCGAGTACACCTCTGTATCTGCCAGAGTCTTAGGTGAGTACTTAGGTACTTATGTAGACCCTTCCGATGCGTTGAAGGTACCACCCCCTATAGCACCCGGTACCAACTTTCAACGGAGTGTACTGACACCTGCACGTATAGGCAATCAAGATCATCTGAAAGACTACCTAGAGCGTAATGGTGTTGTATGGGATGACTGGAACTTCAAGAAAGTAGATGGTTCCTTTGTAAAGACCTCACCTAAACTAACTACCAGTGCCTTAACACGTATAGGGCCAACTGGTGTTATGATAGATAGGTTCTTCACGCTACGTGCTAGGCTATCAGTACTAACAGGATGGGAGAAAATGTACTGGGATGGTCGACTGCACGGTGATGTAATAGATATAGGTGCTGCCACAGGTAGGCAAACTCATATCGGTATAGCTAATATACCTTCACCTAAAGCTGCTTATGGTTCCCAGATACGTCAGTTGTTTGGGGTAAGCAAAGGTAAGACTATCATATCAGCAGATGGTGCAGCATATCAAGCCCGTATCATGGCACACTTCTCTAAGGATAAAGAGTTTATTGCCGAGATTATTAGTGGTGATATCCACCAGAAAAATGCTGATGCAATAGGATGCCCTAGAGCAGACGCTAAGCCTTTCTTCTTTGCATGGGCATTTGGTGCTGGAGGACGTAAGTTAGCTAGGATACTAGGTATTGCAGAAAGTGGAGGTAATAAAGCTAAGAATAAGTTTCTTAATCGATGGCCTGCTCTACGTGACCTAACTAAGAAGTCACAAACTGCTGCTCAACGAGGATATTTAATGGGTGTTGATGGTCGAAAGATTATCGTAGAAGAAAGTTATAAAGCATTCTGTTATCTAATTCAAGGTACAGAAGCTATTATCTTCAAGCACACCATTGTAAGTATCAATGAAGCATTCGAAGCCAAGGATATTAAATTCCTACAATTACTCGCATACCATGATGAGTGTAGTTGGGAGATTGACCCTGCTGATGCTATTGAAGCTGAAGTAATTATCCGTCATTGCTTTCAAGAAACGCCTAAGAAGTTCGGTATTACCCTCATGTGTGCGGGTGATGTTAAATGTGGAAATAACTATCTGGAGGTTCACTAATGTTACTAACTGTTGTGCTAATATGGATAGCTTGTGTTTATATAGTATGTATAGGTGAAACATGGAGGAAGAAATAATGAAATATTACTATGATGCTGATGCATTAGTATATGTAGCTTCTTGGGGTGATAAAACACTTGAAGAGGCTTTAGAAAAACTAGATCATTCTATAGAAGCAGTCCTAGCGAGCCTATGGTCACATATAGATGATGTAACCTTTGTAGTTAAGGGTAAAGGAAACTTTAGGCACGGTATATACCCACAGTATAAATCTCACCGAAAGTCTGAAGAAGACCCTGAAAAGAAAGCTATCATGGATGCTGTATACGAGCGATTGGTTAACCACTATAAGGCTATTAAAGCTGATGGTGAAGAAGCTGATGATGTAGTAGCTTATCTTGCAATGGCTAACAATGGTACCATAATCAGTCCAGATAAAGATCTGCGAACTGTACCTGTACCAGTGTATAACCCTCAAAAAGATATACACCACCCTGCCGACATAGACGGTGCGCATCTACTGTTACACTTACAGATGTTAACAGGTGATAGTACGGACGGTATACCCGGTATTAAAGGCATCGGTATCAAGAAGGCTGAGAAAATCCTGCTAATGGTACCAACGTCCAAGAGGTTATCCGTCGTGAAAGAAGCCTATCGTACTCTGTCTAATGAACCTGAATGGTTAAAGTATTGTCAGCTTATGACTGACCTAATCTATATCCGTCAAGAACCCAATGAGCGTTATAATGTGCAAACAGGTAAAAAGGAGATACTGAATGCCTAACTACAGTAAGGAATTATGGGAACTGCATATGCTATGCCCCGTAAAACCCTTATCGATTAACGCTGCTTATACTTTGAAGCGCAAGAAAAGCGCCAAGTATAGGAAGTTCGAAGAGTTAATGGCGTTGGAGTTATTTGGTTATGAAATACCTCCGAATCGTAACGTTGCAGAAATGCGATTCAAGCTTGATATTCAGTGGGGATTCGCTACGTCATTAAGTGATGTGGATAACCCCATTAAAACACTGCTAGATGTATTACAAAGATGGTTCGGCTTCGATGATAAACAAATCATGAAGATCGCAGCTACTAAAGTTATAGTAGGGAGAGGCCGAGAGTATCTTAGTTTTACACTATCAGAAATACAAGAAAACAAGGAGTAAGTTATGGGAAGTGGTCAATTTCAAAGGCATAGTAGTTGTGCCAAGTGTGACAGTTCAGATGCAGTTGCGGTATACTTAGAAGACGATGATCGTCTATCGGGTTATTGCTTTAGCTGCTCAACCAATTATTACAATTATGAGGAAGGTGAAAAGCCTAAGGAGGCCTATGTGCAAGTAGAAGCAGAAGCAGTGATACCAGTGAGTGG